AAGTTTTAGAATCTAAAATAAACCAATAATGACTTTACCATTATCAGGAAGTTTAAGTTTAAATGATATTAGGATTGAGCTAGGAATCCCAGCTCAAGCTCCTTTAACATTAGCATCATCATCATTAGGACTATATGTTCCTATTAATCAAAATTCTTTATTAAAACCAAATAGTAGTGCTCCTTTTACTATAAGTAGTTGGTATGGATATAATCACAATACTAGCCCATCACCTTCAGTAACACCAAGTATTACTAGAACACCTTCAGTTACACCAAGTATAACAGTTTCTATTACTCCTTCAGTAACACCAAGTATTACTAGAACACCTTCAATTACTCCAAGTATTACACCTAGTATAACTCCAAGTATTACTCCAAGTATAACAGTTTCAACAAGTGTTACTCCATCTGTGACACCTTCAATTACTCCTAGTATAACAGTGAGTGTTACTAGAACACCTTCTGTAACACCTTCTATAACACCAAGTATTACTGTTTCACCATCAGTAACACCTAGTATAACACCTTCAATTACACCTAGTATAACTGTATCACCAAGTGTCACTCCAAGTATTACACCAAGTATCACTGTATCACCAAGTGTAACTCCAAGTATAACACCTTCTATAACACCAAGTATTACTGTTTCAACAAGTGTAACACCAAGTATAACACCTTCTATAACACCAAGTATTACACCAAGTATCACTAGAACACCTTCAATTACTCCAAGTGTAACACCTTCAATTACACCTAGTATTACACCTAGTATTACAGTAACACCAAGTATAACACCTTCTATAACACCTTCAATAACACCTTCATTATCATATATTGATTGTACTGTATTAGGTGGAAGTGCTATTATTATACCTCCTTCACCATCACCAACACCTAGTATAACATCTACTCCATCATTAACACCTTCTGTTACTCCAAGTATTACTGTTTCAACAAGTGTAACACCTAGTGTGACACCTTCTATAACACCAAGTATTACTAGAACACCAAGTGTAACACCTTCTATTACTCCATCAGTTACACCATCAATTACAGTATCACCTTCTGTAACACCTAGTATTACTCCATCTATAACACCAAGTATAACAGTAAGTATTACTAGAACACCAAGTGTTACTCCTAGTATTACTCCAAGTATAACAGTTTCAAATAGTGTGACACCTAGTGTAACACCTTCTATAACACCAAGTATTACTGTTTCAACAAGTGTTACACCTTCAATTACACCTAGTGTAACTCCTAGTATAACAGTTTCTGTTACACCAAGTATTACTAGAACACCAAGTGTTACTACTACACCTTCAGTAACACCAAGTATTAGTATATCTAGAACGCCTTCTGTTACTCCTTCAATAACAACAACACCTAGTGTTACTCCTAGTATTAGTATATCTATAACACCATCTGTAACTCCAAGTGTTACTACTACACCTTCGGTGACACCAAGTATTAGTATATCTAGAACACCAAGTGTTACACCAAGTATAACAGCTACACCTAGTGTTACTCCTAGTATTTCTATTAGTAGAACACCAAGTGTTACACCAAGTATAACAGCTACACCTAGTGTTACTCCTAGTATTTCTATTAGTAGAACACCAAGTGTTACTCCAAGTATAACATCTACACCTTCAATAAGTGTATCTAGAACACCATCTATAACTCCAACTAGAACTCCTAGTGTAACACCTTCAACATCATTAGCTCTAGGATCAACCTTAGGTTACACAGTGTATGCTTATGGTGATGGTTACGCAGATGTGTATTATAACGCATCCAGTCATACTCATTATAGTACATTCACTTCTGCTATTATAGATTTAGTTCCAGCTGCAGGTCAATATCTTAATGCAACTGGTGTTGATTATTATGGATTTGGTACTCAGGTTACATTATTTATAAATAATGCATATATAACATCTGCATTTGATAATTATTCAACATATTTAGATTTATACACAGCTGCAGGAAATGATTATTATTTTGAAATATCTTTTGGTGGAGTATAATTATATTTAAATAAATAAAAATTAAATTATTAATAAAAATGGAAATATTAACAACAGTTGACATAGCTGGACAAACATTAACAGTAAATGATTCCTGGGATATAGGTAATGGAATTACCATACATGTTAAAGAATTATTTATTATTGAAGATCAAATTTATGTATCATTAGTAACTGAAAACCAACCTATGATGTCAGTTAAAATATCATTAGATAGTGAAGAAAAAATAACACCTAATAGGTATATTAATAATGCTGAATTATGGGTAAAGAAAAATTCTAAATTATTTGAAACAATATAAAATAAATTTGGCGTTTTAATAAAAGATATATATATTTATATATGAAAATTATTAACCATTAATCTGCTAAATTTATTTATGACAATCTTATTATTAATTATTATCTCTTGTATTCTTATAATAGTAGGAATATCTTATTTAATAACTTATTTTTCTTACTCAGAAAAAGAAGATGATAGAGTACCTGTAGAAAATTATGATCTTGTAAAAAATCCAAAAACAAAAACAAAAAAAGTAACTAAATTAAAAACTAAAAAATAAAATTATGACTATTTTTATTATCGCAGCTATAATAGCTGTAGCAGTAATTTTTGCCTTAATGAAATTGGGTAAAATCAAAGACAAAAACAACAACAACATTCCTGACGTTATCGATGAAAAAATTGAAGACATTAAAGAAGTCATCGATGAAAAAATCGAAGATGTTAAAGAAATTGTTGAAGAAGTAAAATCTCGTGTAGAACAAGTTAAAGTAGAAGCAGCAGATGTTGTTGAAGCCGTTAAAGAAGTTGTTAAACAATCAGAAGATGTAGTTCAAGCCACTAAAGGAAACAAAAGAAGAGGCAAAAAAACAAATAAAAAATAATTTATGAGCGAAGTAAAACAATTAACAACTGAAGAATTAACAGCAGTTAAATCAATTAAACAAGAGTACTCTAATTTAGCTTTATCATTAGGAGAAATTGAATTATCAATATCTAATCTTAATAAAGATAAACAATATTATTTAGATTCTCATAAACAACTAATTGAAAGAGAAGCTGAACTAGCTAAAACGCTAAATGAAAAATACGGTACAGGTACAATTAATATTGAAACTGGAGTAATTGATTAATACTTAGCGTATATATTAATAAAAGACCTCATCAATAACGATGAGGTTTTTTCGTTTTATAGAATATTTTATATATTTATCACTAGACAAAAAATCTAATTAAAAACATGGCGCAAGAAACATTAATTTCCCCAGGAGTTCTTACAAGAGAGAACGACTTATCACAAATAACCCAATTACCAGTTTCTGTTGGTTTGGCGTTAGTTGGCCCTACTGTTAAAGGTACACCAAATATTCCAACTGTAGTTACTTCTTATAGTGATTATATTAATAGATTTGGTGGATCATTTGTTAGCGGTGGAGCAAATTATGAATTTTTAACATCAGTAACAGCTTATAATTATTTCCAACAAGGTGGAACTAGTATATTAGTTACTAGAGTAACTAGTGGTTCTTTTACTCCTGCTTCAGCATCAGTGTTAGTATCTGGTTCTTCATTAGCTACTCCTACAGCTTCATTTGTTCTAGAAACATTAAATGTTGGTACAATGGTTAATAATACTAGCTCAATTTTGAGTAATGGTGCTTTAGCTAGTGGATCATTAGAAAATATTAAATGGGAAGTAAGAAATATAAATGCTAGTAATGGTACTTTTACTTTATTAGTACATAGAGGGGATGATAATACTAACACACCAGTTATTTTAGAAACCTACACTAATGTATCATTAGATCCAAATGCTCCAAATTATATTTCTGCTGTAGTTGGTAATCAAACCAAAACTGTTCAGTATGATGCTGATATGGGAGGATATTATATTAAAACTAGCGGTGACTATGTAAATAATAGCCGTTATGTAAGAGTAAAATCAGTTAATAAACCAACCCCTAATTACTTTAATAATGCAGGTGGCGTAGCAGTAGATTTGGTAACAGGATTATCTTACTCAGCTTCATTACCATTAGCTGGTAGTGGTTCATATGGTGGATCATTTGATGGAGCAGCAGGTAATGACATTCCATTCATTGGATCTACATTGTTTGAAAACATCAGTACTACAACTCAAGGTTTAGTAAGTAATAATTATGTTACTGCAAGTAATATATTATCAAATAAAGATGAATATGACTTTGAATTATTAGTAACTCCAGGATTGGTTAGCTCTAATCATACTGCTGTTTCTACATTTATTTCAAATGCTGAAGATAGAGGTGATTATTTCTATATCGCTGACTTAGTAGCTTATAATTCAACAATTTCAACTCCAGTAACTGAAGCAGCTGAGTTAAATACTAATTACGCTGGTGCTTATTGGCCATGGGTTCAAGTAGTATCTCAAGAAACTGGTAAATTAGTTTGGGTACCTGCCTCAACAATTATGGCTGGTGTTTACGCATTTAACGATAATGTTAGTGCTGAATGGTTTGCTCCTGCTGGTCTAAATCGTGGTGGTTTAGGTGGTGTAATTCAAGCAGAAAGAAAATTATCTCCAACTAACCGTGATAACTTATATGCTGGAAAAGTAAATCCAATCGCTACCTTCCCTAACGTAGGTGTAACAGCGTTTGGTCAGAAAACATTACAACAAAAATCAAGTGCTTTAGATAGAATCAACGTTCGTCGTTTATTAATTAGCTTAAAACGTTATATTGGTAACGTAGGTAAAACATTAGTATTCGAACAAAATACAACTGTAACAAGAAATAGATTCTTATCTCAAGTTACTCCATACTTAGAATCAGTACAACAACGTCAAGGTTTATATGCTTTCAAAGTAGTAATGGATGACACTAATAATACTCCAGATGTAATTGATAGAAATCAATTAGTAGGACAAATTTACTTACAACCAACCCGTACAGCTGAATTTATCTTATTAGACTTCAACGTGTTGCCTACTGGTGTAGAATTTGGTGCATAATTTTTAGAACGATAATATTTATATTAAACAAAATAATAAAATGGCAGTATTAGACCCAACCGAAGTAATGTTCACCGCGTTTGAACCAAAAGTTCAAAATCGCTTCTTAATGTATATTGATGGTATTCCTTCATATTTAATTAAAAAAGCATCATCTCCATCATTCAACGCAGGTGAAATTATCTTAGATCATATCAACGTTTATCGTAAAGTTAAAGGTAAAGTAAGATGGAATGACATGACTTTAGAATTATACGATCCAGTTACTCCATCTGGTGCACAAGCAGTAATGGAATGGGCACGTTTAGCTCACGAATCAGTAACAGGCCGTGATGGTTACTCAGATTTTTATAAAAAAGATCTACGTTTAGACATCTTAGGACCAGTTGGTGATGTAGTAGGTGAATGGATTATCAAAGGTGCTTATGTTAAAGAAGCTAACTTTGGTGAATATGATTGG